ACTCATGCCAAAAGGTTGAACGCCTAACTGTAAAGCTTTTTGTACTAGATCGCCATTAGCGTATCCTCTTGGCTCTAGCCCTGACATGATTCCGTACATTATAATATCTTCCCGTAATCTACAGCGTAGTAGCCATCTTTGACCATAACCGCATCAGGTTTAACCTCAAGGACTTCTTGCGCTAATACACCTTCTGCTGGTTCGGACTCAAAGCCAATAGACTTACCTTTGTCATTCCAATCCCATGTATACCAACCAACGCCTGGCTCTAGCTCGCCAACTTTCTTAATGTTTTCTTTAAGTTCTACATCTGAAGCCATATAAATACTAGCAGCTGATCCAAGTGCTCCAAGCGCTTGAGAGAATCCACTAGGCTTCTGATAACTTTGTGGCTGATAAGGACTTCCTGATGTGCCACCGCTGATTTGACCTGTCGGCATACCAGCAAGTAATTGTTGTCCTTGCATTAATCTTTGCATTGGCTCGCCTGCAAGTTGTTGCGCTCCAGCAAACTGTCTTGATAATGCTGCTTGCTGAGTAGCCTGACCTTGCTGACCAAGTTGGTTCAGCATGTTAACTTGGCTACCTAGTTGACTTTGAGATTGCTGACCTAGTCCTGCAAGCCCACCACCAATCTGTCCAAACTGGCCACCCATGCTTCCAGCTAATTGTCCAAGCCCACCAAGTTGTTGGCCGCCTTGCATAATATTAGTACCAAAACCACCGAGTGCTTGGCCTCTTTGAACTTGTTGTTGACCTAATCCAGCCATTTGACTTCCTAAGGCTGCTTGCTGTCCACCAATAGACGCTTGTTGTCCACCCAATCCTGCTTGCAATGATGCAAGTCCTTGTTGAGCACCACGTTGTTGTTCAAATGCTTGTTGTGCTTGTTGTTGAGCTCTGCCAAACCCTTGGCTTCTGATTCCAGAAACAGCTTCAGCTGCACCACGTCCTGTTTGTCGAGCTAGTTCTTCTTGAGTGATTCTTCCTCTAGATCCACCAAAGGCTCCAGCTGATACAGCTCTATCCCTAAGACCTATGTCTTGTTGTGCAGACTGTCTGCTTATATCTTCTAATGTTTGCTGTACTACTGCCTGTTCATATGGATCATAAAAACCTTGCGCCATAGATGGATCGTACATTCCTGTGGTTCCCATGCCTGTTTGTTCTGCTCTTTGCAATGCACCAAGACCACCAGCAACAGTACCTGCGCCAGTGCCTATCATTCTTTCTGCTGCTTCTGAGAATCTTCCAGCGCCTCTAGTTAAATCAGAGCCTTCTCTTTGAAAACCCATGCCTTCTTCAACACCAGATCTAGCACCCGGTAAATATCCAAAAGCTTCATCTAAAGCTCTTTCTTGTCTGCCGAAGAGTCGACCAGCTTCTGTAAGATAGGGTTGGTATTCTCCTAGTCGGCCTGCTTGTTGTCGAGCTTGGATTTGTAAAGGAGTAAGCCCAGCAGTTTGCTCGATGGGAATATCTCTGGGTCTAGATATAAGACCTTCGTATTCACCAGGTGCGCCAAAGTAAGATGCTAGTAATCTTCGTGAATAGTCTTCTGCGTATGGTTGAACAAAAGAATAACCGGTTTGAGGCGCAGTGATAACCTGTGCTTCTGGACCCATTTTTGTTTTACTACTTAGACACATCTTCTATTTATTTCCTATAATACATACCGCCTATCTGGTGAAAGCCTTTCTTATCAAAAAGTTTCTTAGCTCTTTCTACACCTTCTAGGTTAAAAATGCCAAGAATCAAAGGCTTGTCTTGCTCTTTAGCATAATCTATTACTGCATCTATTAAAAGATGTGACGGTGGGATTTGGTCTTTTAAGTTCCTGTATTCAGGTAAAACATAAAACCAGCCATCGCCAATATATTGTTCTGCTGACCACCAATAATCATCTGGCCCCGCAGCAATACTACCAATGATTGTATCACCATCTAATACATTATACACAATACCGTTAAACAAGAAATGGTTTATGTGAGAGGATGCTCTGCCCCATTCAATGGGTGGAGATCCTTTGCCTGAGAGAGAATGTTCTGCCCAAAAGTTTTCTGCTAGAAAATCAGCTATGCGTTTACCGTTTTCAGGAATAGGTTCTACCTTTTCTAAGGTTAGATTCATACAAGTTTTTTAGCTATTTCTTCTCCGAATTTTTGCATCTTGTACATTTCACGAGCGCCTAATAATCTTTGTTCGTATTCATCGTTAGGATCTGCGCCGGCTGCAAGGCCAATACCTCTAACCGCTGCTGAGTTAGTCACAAACTCGCCATCGCTTAACATTGCTGGTATCTTATCGCCTCTTTCACCACCAGGTCCTGTAACCAATTCATCTCTTTCAGGAAAATCTTCAACGCCCATCTCGCCCGTGCCATCAGCATAGCCTTGAACATAGGTACCATCTTTAGCATATAACTGACTGGCTATACGTCTAGGCTGCATGTCATCTATAAAAGTAGCTTCTTTTGGAGGCGCTACAAGCGGGGAAAAAGGTACGCCTTTTGCTTGTGCATAAATTTTAGATACTTCACTTGGATAGAATCTATATGCATCAGGTGTTTTGTCTTGAGCATCAATGCTAATTGGAGCGCCAGGAGTTGTATCTCTGTAACCCATTGATCTAGCGTAAGGCCCTATGCCTTCTGAAGGTGCGCCATAAGCTCTAGCAAGAGCAGAAGCCATAGCTTCTTCGCCATCTTCTTCACCAAGATCATCAACATTTATTCCTAAAACATCTTCGTAATATCTTCTAATGTAATCTTGATCTATGTTAAACCCACCAGCTGGGCCGCCATATTGAAACTTTGCTATACCGCCATACATATAACCTGGAACATCATAACCAAATCTTTCTTCTACCAAAGCTGGTTCTTCTTTTGCCAACGATTTTATTCCTTTATTTGCTGTTTCTAAATTCTTCATTGTTTTTTTTCTTTAGTTCGCGTTCTTGCATTAACAGTTCTAAGTCATGCCAACGGTACATTTGTTTATTAACATGATCCCAGTGCCAACCTTTATAATCTTTCGATTGTTCCATTTGCTTAATTTATCATAAAGTTAAGGTGATATCACCATTTGTTTTAATACTAACAACTCCTAATTGTGCATTGGCCTGGTAGCCATGAGGACTAACAGGAGTATGTAGCTGTAACCAGGCGTTGCCAGTGTAAACCTGTAGTACGCCAATAGATGTATTCCATATCACATCGCCAGCGTTAAAAGCAAGGGTGCTTATTTGACTGTCATTAAACTGTGGTGTCGAATTTGGGTCAAACTTTCCTAAGTTAATCTCTAGTATTCTAACTAGCCGATTGAATGTGTTCGCATCAACCTCAGTTAATGCTAATGGTAACCTACTATCAAGAAGTTTTGCCATTATCTTCTGCCATCAGTTCTAATATCGAATCTATTAGCTCCTAGTCTCCACTTAAATCCAGTGCGTACTCCTACATCTGCATCATCATCTGACTGCACTCTAAATACCATTTGCCTTGCTCTTGCTCTTACAAAGTTTTGATCAGTTGTGCTTGTAACATTGTTTGTAGAATTTACTGTTAAACTTTCTCCGGGATAGTTTCTTGTTTTTAAAACATAATTTATTTGGCCGCTTGTGGGGGTGGATCCAAAAAATTTAACGTCAGGAATAATTCTACTTATAAAACCAAATTGGTTACCTTCGTCAATATCGATATCACCGGATTCAATAAAGACATTGTCCATCGGAGAACCGTCTGCATCTGACCCATCTTCTTGATTATATAAAATGCTACTGTTTTCGGAACCATGTGTTGCCAACGGATTATTAAATATTCCTTCATCTAACCAAGCTGTTCTTGATAGCTCTCCTATACTCCAAACGTTTTCTAAATAATTATAAGTAACATATCTATCAATATCATCGCTACTTCCAGAACAATAGAACCATCCGACTTCATTAAATTCTTTATTGCTAAAACTAAATATTTTAAATGACTGTGTTGTATTTAAATCATCTAAAACATAGTTAAGTACACTACAGCTAACTCTTTGAACAGATCCTGTGTATTTATAGAATCCATCTCTAGCCATCCAGTAAATTCCATCAGGTGCATTAATAGCTCCATTAGGAGATATCATGCCAACATTTTCATTAATTAGGTTAACGCCAAATGTAAAAGGAGCACCAATAAACTGCATCGAATATAAAGATGTATCAGTCCAAATAAGTATTTCTTGTCTTGCTCTTAGGCCGCCAACTATTTGAGATCCAGAAGATAGTCTTATGTCTCCTGCTGTATTGGTTGCTGTTGGCTCCCAATCTGTAACACTTTCTTGACTGCTAAAAGCTATCAGCAAAGGATCTACACTTCCTGATCTAGCACTGCCAACAATTGGATCTGCACCTAAAACAATAACATGTCTGTCAATATCACTAACAATGGTTTGAAGGCCAACAGTTGGAGCAAGATTAGCTCCTGATAAAGATGTAATATTTACCGCTCTAGTTGCCACACCACTAGATGTATCCCAGTAGTAAACACCGCCAGCTCTTGGATTAATTATTAAATCTTCACCAAATGCATCATGTGACCACAGTCTTAATTGGTTAGCAAAATTAGCAGCTGCGGCAGATCCCCATGTACCAGTGCCCCATGCATTAGCACCCCAACCTGTAGATGGAACGTAAACATTTAAACCTGTATTTATTTGATAAGCACCTACTGTAGAACTTCCACCATTCCCGGTATCACTTGCATTTGCAGTCACAGTAGATCCACTAGTATCTTTAGCTTCTATGGTGTAAGAGTTAGCATTTACTAAGGTTGCTACTTGATATTCTTGATTAAGAACTGTAGCAGTAATATTGCCACCAAGAGACACTGCGCTTGAATATGTTACGAAGTCATTAGCTACAGCCCCATGAGCTGTATCAGTAACAGTAATCGTAGCGTCTCCATTGCTTGCTGAAAAAGTTACATCGCCAGCAGCAGTCGTAGATCTTATTGGAGTAATGTCATCAAAGTTAGAGCCCTCTTTGACATAATATTTTAAATTGGTTCCCAGGCCTAAGAATCTAGTTGATGATAAAGATACCCAAGCAAGTAACGCTCGACAAGCTCCCAAGAAAGTATTTGAAGTATTTTTGGTCCAACCACCTATTTTTTCTGGCAAGCCTTTTCTAAATCGAACAAGGTTACCATCTGCCCAACCGCCTTTGTCCATAAGGTCTGTCATCTCTTTGTTGATGCCGGGCTGAAATGTAAATTTTGTTAAAGGCATTTTATATATGTTCCCAAGGCTTTCCTTCAAACATTAAAGCCTCAGCTTCTCTTCTTCTTGTAAGACCAGGAAGAACTTTTCTTTCACCATTTACTGTGGCTTTGTTCCAACGTTTTATTTGACTTGGAACATTTTCGTAATCACCTGCATTTAATTTTTTTAACAAAGTAGATACTTTTAAATTAGCGGGACCTAAGTTATATACCCAAGAAACCAAAGCATCAAACTGACATTGGTTTATTGGCACTGTGACAAGAGCATTTATGTAATGTTCATATTCGTCTTCAAGTTCACGCCATAACATAAACTCTGCTTTTTCTTCAGACCACTTATCACCTTCTTGTACATCTTTGGTATGGCCATAACCTATAGTCCATACCCCCGCAGCACACTTATAAGCCTCAAGTTCGCAACCTTCAAATTTTTTTATAAGTTCAAAACCTTGATCTGAAGTGTGCATTAGTTTCCGAATACAATTGTTATAAAAGCAATTAACAAAGTTCCTATAAAACCGAAAGTTCCAAACATTGCTATTCTTAGCGTTTTGTTTAGATCGTTCATTTCTTGTTTTATTTCTGCTGTTTCGCGAAATATAGTCTTCCATCTTTCCTCACATTTTGCTTCATGCGATTTTAAATCTGATGCAACTGATTGAACTGTGGTTCTACTCGCCATCTTTTTTATCACCCGTATTGGATGCTCCAAAGTAAAACGATATAACTGCTGACGCCAACCCACCTAAATATCCTAACACTAAATTAATTAAAGCTTCAGAATTTTGCTCAGGTGGTTGCAAAGTAACTAAAAATATATAGCCTAAAAAACCACCTACAACAGCTGTCCCCATAATTCTTGCAGTCCAGTCTTTGCTAAACTTACCTCTAGCATCTGCTTTGTCTTGAACCTCTAACTTAAATACATCTACATCAAGCTCTTTCATTTGAACTTCAAATTGTTGTTCTGCTTTTTTAAGTTCGAGAAGTTGTTCGGGAGTGGCTTCTTGTATTGCTTTATCTATCGCTTTAGGAGTATTAGGAACACCCAATACTTCTGAAATCATTTTAGCCGCCATACCGCCCATTGGACCACCTAGTGCAGTACCTAGGGTAGGAGCTACCGCTCCGACCACACTTTTTAATATTCCACCTATTTTCATAACAACTCCTGAGGATTAAATTTACCTAATTCAATTAATTTATTTCTATTAACTAAATGTTCTTCTTCTACGTCGTTTTTAGATTGTCCAAAATAAGCAACAGCTAAATGACTTTCTATCATCTTTTTATTTATATTAACTCCGTCAACCACAACGTTTCCTAAAACTCTTCCATACTTACCTTTTGAATCTTTTACTTCAGTTTGTATAACAACTTTAGTACCTTTTTCAATAGCAGCTTTTAAGAAAGCCCCAGCCATTTTTCCTCTAGCCTTTTCATCCAGGTCACGAGTACGTGACTCGGGAGTATCAATCCCATATAACCTAACACGAGACTTATACATAATATCAAACCCAAGATCCAACACAACGTCGATAGTATCTCCATCAACCACTCTTTCAACTGTGCAACTATATTCATACATATTAACATTTCCATCTCTTTCTTGCTTGTCTCAACCTAGAATTAGGATTTTTGGCGGCTTTAGGGAACTTCTTCATTTGTCCCGCTGACCTTGCACAATAAGATTTTCTTCTTTTTGCGGCTTTACTACCTTTTTTAACTTTACCTGTAACAGCTGTTTTAAGTTTAGATCCAGGATTTTTCTTCCTATAGGCTTTTACACCCTTAGCCGTCATT